CATCGACTACATGGCCGATTGGGATTCTCTCGGTAACGTTCCCGGTCCCGTTCATTCCGAACTTTTTGCTTACAGATTTTTGAACAGTAGATCTGGTTAGAGTTCTTCTGAATGAAGAGTTTTGAGCAGCACTGACACTTTACTTTTTGACGGTTCAACCACTTCTCATTCTCAACAACTCGTTCATTTCCAGCTTGGCAAACCGGACTACAGAACCTTTTATTGGGATGAATATCAGTAAATTGATTACTACAATGACGATAGGCACAGATTTTCAGTGGTTTATCCTTTAATCGTTCTGCTCGTTCTTCTTTTCTCCTCAGTAACCACTCGTCATAAAACCTTTTGCTACCGACCTTCCTGCAATCCTTTGAACAATAGACATGGATATTAGTGGTTGGTTTGAAGATGCTGTTGCAGATTTCACAGTTACGAGGTTTCAACATTGAGTGTCTCCGTTCATAAATCTGCCAACTACAAGGGTTGCCACAGTACTTCTGGTTATTGACTGTGACAGTCATCTCCTTACCGCACATTTTGCACGATTTCATGACAGCTCCATGATGTCTTCGTGGTAGCCCTTAGAATAGATTTCTCCGTTCAGATACTGCTTGTACAGATCGAGAGAGTTATTGATCTTGAGTTCAGCAGAATGGAGTAGTTCTTCTGATAGCTTGTAGACTGCACAGTTGTACGGCTCAGAGTTTTCGACTACTAAAAACAGGAACTCCGGATAGTGTCCTGTCACGGATTGGTAAGCTCTTCTGTACCAGTTGGCCTGGATGTCGTAGGAGTACCTGACTACGGCTTTTCGGAAACCATTTGGTGATGCATCCTGAGCAGATTTGAGATCGACCACTACATGTTGTTTCTCGTCACCGTAGTCCAGCCTGGCTTTGGCTCTGATTCCGTCTTCCTGCCACGTAATAACCTGTTCTACTTCAGCATTCGGAATGATCCTCCAGAACTCTGGGTGCTTGAATACGGACTCAGTCATCAGGATCACATCGTTGTAGTCCTCCTCTTTCAATACCGTCCTGGTTTCTGTTGCTACAAACTGATCGTATTCCTCCCGTCCTGCCTTGGTTCTTCTGTCTACCTGTGGAGCAACCACGTATTTTTCAGCGAAACTCTTTCCGGCCAAACGAAGTTCTATTGAATCGTGAATAGCTACCCCTTTTGCCATAGCTGGAGACTGTTCCATTGGAGATGCTAGGTAGTGGTTCAGAGACTTGTTCAATCTCTTAATTAACGAAGCATTAAGTCCATCAAGTTCGCAGTATTCATCGAAGGACATTCGGCTGGACCGTGGTTTGATCGGTGTGTTCCGAAGGATTTCTGCAGTGGGGATTAGATGAGGACTTCTATCGTGAGTCTGGATTGACCGGATCTGACCTGCGTTGATCATCCTCCGTATCTGATCTACCGAGACTCCAAGGGCTTTAGCAGCCTGAGATGTATTGAGAAGGTTGGTATCTTGCATTTGAACTCCATGTGTAACCGTTCACCGTTCACTCTATGATTGAACGAGTTCATATAAGATCAGAACTGATTAAGGGAGTCAACAATAAAGTGCAAAAAAGTTTAGAAAAGTTTGATATTTGGAGAAAAGCACAAGGGTTGAGCCAACAAGATGTCGCAGATGCAATCAAATGGGATCGATCTAAAGTGAACCGAGTACTTCAACAAAAACAGTTAGATAGTGTTCCGTTCTTTTTAACCAGTGTGCTTGATGTCTATGACTGCGGTTGCTGTCTGGTTGAAGAAAAGATTGAAAAAGATCAGTAAGACCAGATCCAGGGACGGGGAGATATCGAAGTATTGGTTAAATCGTCACAGTGGAGGAATCTATTGGTTCTCGGTCCTTTCATTTTAAAGCCGAGTCCGGTCATCCCGTACTTCAAACAAAGTTTCATTAGTTCGTATGCCTCTTGACCAAAGATCTGTATGTCTACAGCTCTGCCTGTCGTATGTGGGCCTGTTGATCCTGTGGATGAAATTTGAGAGTTGTACTGAGGACAACGATACGCTGATGTAATGATCATGGGCTGCTGAAAATCATCTCGGATCAACTGTAGTTTTTCCATAAAAGCTACGTTCATCTGATTGCCACCACAACAGGAGCAACTGAGTTCTCGATGCTTAAAGTTCCTTGTCTCGATCATTTCTTGAACCTCTTGAACATCTTGATACCCATGACTAAACCTGCTGGTGCTCCCAGTGCCATCAATCCCATCTCTAAAAACCCCGTCTCAAGTGCAATGTTGAATAGATCGTTTGCTGCTTCCATCAGAACCTCTTCATAATTTTATTCCCGTACACTCTTGAGCATAAGTATGAGAAAATAACCGTCGATCTATAATCGATAAATTCTGTGTTTCTTCCATAGTAAAGTTCTTCCGAAATCCATCGACTATACATGAGCATTGTGCTGCCGATTCTCGGATAGCAATTCCCTCTGGATATCCCTGTCTCATCAACATCGGATGTAATGCCTGAGCGCAATTGGCAATCCACTGAAACAAATAGAAACTGTTATACTTCGGTGCTGGCTCATTACCATAGGCTGGTTGGCAACTCATCGGAAGAAATAATAACAGTAGGATTAGGAGTCTCATCTGGTTTTAATCGATTCAGCAGTTTCGATAGTAGCTTTTAATTCTGTGATTGAAATATTCATCTGATTTAGTGTGTTATTAAGTTTTTCGACTACATTCATAAGTTGATTGTTACTAGAGGCTTGTAATTCAGCTAGCTTTGATGTTGTTTCCTGGTGTAACTTACTGTTATCAGTTAATAATGCTGCTACACGCAAATCGCTCTGACTGTCCTTGTCTAACCAAATCGACCTCTCTCGCTCCCATGCTTTCAACAGCCAGATAATGAGATATGCACTGAAAGAAAGACTGGCGAGACCAAACCCTAATTCCTGGACTAACGACAAAATTGATGCGGCTTCTGTTGGCATTACGATATTCTGTAACTAAAAGGAATAAAATTCGTAAACTCTAAACCCTGTTGAGTTATCTATTGTGCTACTGCTATTACTATTTGAAGAATTATTGTCAGATGAAGAATTAGAATCGACATCTACATTTTGCGTATCGTTGTCTGATGGATCATTTAGTGGTAGTAAAAGCAGTAGTTTGATATCTTCTGACATATGCACAACCTTTAATTTTCTAAAGAAAGTGGTGCTTGGCTTATTTTTACCATTTCGTTTCGAAATGACTCGATGGCTGATCCTGTCTGTCTAGTCTGTTGCGATCCTTCAATCAACAGTATTGGTAACCAAGAGACTGCACAATCGAATTGATTTATATTTTCACCAGTATTCGGGTTTTTTCCTACAATTTGTATGAAAAATTTGCATTTATGTTTTTTGCATTTCCTCTGAATTAATGGGCAATAATCACTCATTTTGATAATAAATTATACTCTGTTTCATATTCAGTTTTAGCAACATTAAATCTTCTTTTATATTCTGCTAAAGCGATTCCTGATTTTGTTTCAATGTCACTTTCAGAATCTAATGGCTCATTTCTGTCAGAAAATTCTATCTGACCACCAAGACCAGTGGTGTATTGAATTGCATGAAATGTATTAGAATCTGATAAATCAATTCCAGCAAAACAAACATTATCGATATAAATTGCTTGATCTGGTTTTATAACAGTTAATTTCATTTTTTTAATCCTTTGTTGCAATGATCACATCCACATAAGACACATCTAAATCGATACTGCCATGACCATGCGCTTGACCTCCACCGGTTGATCCAGAAGTGCTGGAAAGACTGCCAAAGGTAAACCCATTACCCATACTAGTACCGGACGAACCTGATCTTTCTCTCAGTGCATGATCATGTGACGGAATTTCAGTTACAGCTAACGTATGTGTGGGAATTGTTTGACTAGCAAACGCCGTTTCAAATGCAACTGATCCACCCGAACCAACTGATCCTGAAACTACACGCAACGCAACATCATTACTGGATGTACTTTTAGTCCAGCCAGTTGGCGCACTGGTTTGCTGAAACAGCATTTTTGTGCCGGAAGGGAACCCTTGGTTGGTAACCCCATTAATCGTTAATGACGCGAAAGTTGCTGTAACGTCACCACTTGATTCAGTTAGTGTCGTTGTACCATTTAATTGTATTTCACCTGCCATAAATTAACCCACGTTTAGAGTTCCGGTTACGTTCAACGCATTCGCTGAAGTAAAATTTGCAAAACCATGACTAATCACTAGATAACCTGCCATCGTCACTCCACCACTACTAAAACTTGTGTTACCAATATACATTCGATTCGTTCCACTGCTGATCGCTAGCGAGTCCGAAACCGTTGAACTGTGTTCGATGTAGGAACTGCCAGAGCCACCACCACCTGATTGATCTACAAAGCCTAAATTGCCACTGCCATCAGTTTTGATTACTTGATTTGCGCTTCCGTCTGCCGTGGGCCACGAAAGACCGTCTAGGATGATCTTACCTGTTGTATGAGGTGTGATTGCAATGTTGCCAGCACTAACTGAAACAATAGACTGTCCATTTACATCCAAGCTTCCACCCAACTGTGGGCTGGTATCACTAACCACATCTTGTAGAGCACTGTCTGCTTTCGTTCCCTGTGCTGCTGTCGCATACGCACTGGATGCTGTAGTAGCTGCTGTTCCTAGTCCCAGAGCAGTTCTTGCTGAAGAAACAGTAGTGCTTCCTGTTCCACCAAGTGCTACGGGTACTGTCCCTGCTGTTATCGCCTGACCGGAGATCGATAAGTAATTCGATGATACTGTCGCTAAAGTGACATCTGTTGAGTTATCCGTACCTGCGGCATCTACTCCAAGAGCAGTTCTGGCATCTCCTGCTGATGTTGATCCTGTACCTCCCAAAGAAACTGGAACTGTTCCAGCAGTAATCGCTTGTCCCGAAATACTTAAATAATTTCCAGTAACTGAGGCTAAAGTAACGTTTGTAGAATTGTCTGTTCCCGAAACATCTACACTTAGTGCTGTCCTTGCCGCTGATGCTGTTGTTGCACCCGTCCCTCCAAGTGCTACGGGAACTGTTCCTGCTGTAATGGCTTGTCCGGACAAAGAAAGATAATTAGAAGATACGGTAGCCAGAGTGACATCTGTACTATTGTCCGTTCCAGCCGGATCAACTCCCAAAGCTGTCCTAGCATCTCCTGCTGAAGTACTCCCGGTTCCTCCATTGGCAACAGGCAATGCTCCCGTGACATCGGTAGTTAGATCAATAGCGTTTCGGGTAATCGCCTGACCAGAAATGGTCAAATAGTCTAGAGAACCAGCAAGAGTTACGTTTGTGGAATTGTCTGTTCCGGCTACATCGACCCCTAATGCAGTCCTTGCTGCCGAAGCACTGGTTGCTCCAGTACCACCGAGAACCACCGGAACCGTTCCTGCCGTGATAACTTGATTAGATATTGTTAAATAATTTGAGCTAACCGAAGCTAACGAAGTGGTGACAGGTTCAAAGGCAGATCCACTGTAGTATTTGAGTATTGAAGCAGAGGTGTCGTACCAGAGATCTCCTTGGTCTGGTGTTCCAGTATATGGATTGCTGCTACCTGTTTTGTACTGTCCTTGGAAGGAAGCCAGTGCTGTCTCTGCATTAGTCTCGGCTGTTTCTGCTCCCGTCTTTGCTGCCTCTGCAGCAGTCTTTAAGGTGCGGACAGTTTCAACGTCAACGAGTAGCTCAAATTTATCAGTGTTAGTCAGTAAAGTACCAGTATCGGCATTTACCTTGGTGAAGTAGACATTGTCATTTGATGAATCCCGAATCAAATCCCGAACTACATAGGCTGCTGTGGTTGATGTAGAATCAGTTCCCCGGAATGTCCCAATCTCTTGTGTCGTAACAAATGATCCTGTGCTGTCAAAAGCCAGTAATTTTCCTGCTAAATCACTGGTTCCTGCTGCTAATTTGAGGGATGTCGTATCAGATTCATTGACGGTTTCATCGAACCCAACGGATTTATCAACCAAACCTTTTACCTGCTGACACATCATCGTCAGTTTGTCGAAAGCTGATTCTAAAGTCTCTGCATCCAGAATATCGTTATTTGCGTAATCAGTACTCTGAAGAAAATCAGTCTCTCGGATCAACGAAACAGTTACATTTGAGCCTGGAGCAGTTCCAAAAGTGACCGTTCCCGTTGAACCTGGATCTGTCAGAGTATAGTGAGTGGTAATCGTTTGGATCGCACCATTCAGATAAACTTTGACCTGAGATTTTTCGGTGTACGGGAAGCTAACAGTAAAAGCAGTTGTCGAATTGTTGCCCGTGTACTGGACTTGATTTCTTAAAACTGAGACTGTCATAGAGATCCTCCATACGGAACTACTTCTGCTGGAGATAGACCTGGCATAAAGTTCTGATTGTTTTCTCTAGTGAATCGATTCTGCATTCTGGTAAGACTTCCTGGATTTAACATTTCACGGATCTGGTAATCAATCATGTAATCAAAAACGGTTCTGCTAGCCCAAAAGTTAACATAAGGCGTATTGTTTTTAAACAGTTTCCAAGTAGTTTCTGCAATCTCTCCAATCTCCTCGTCTCCTCGGATGACTGCACCCGTAGCACCAAGTACAGAAAAGACATCTTGAGCAGTTCCTATTGTAGGTCCACCGAGTAAATCGGCAAGTCCATGTCCGTACTTACGAACATCATTAATCAGGAAGTCTCCAGCTAGTCCACCGAACCCACTTTGCAATACTCCGGAGACTGCAATCTTGTAGATCTGATCAGGATCTCTTGGATCTAGCGGTTCTCGACCTTTCATCAGGTCTTTAGCGGACTTCACAGCATAGCCGATCCCAACCATCGGGAGTAGATGAAACATCGCAGGAGCACCGATCTGGGCAACTCTAGGAAAGTTCCTCATCATCATTGATAACGGGAATCCTCTGAACTGCCAGAAAAGTCTTGCTGCCATTCCACTAGCCGTACCTGCTTTTCCTGCTCCTTCTCCACCGAAAGGAATCCGTCTCATAAACGATTGTTCTGTTGCACCGGGTTCAATAACAGCCATCGTATTTTCACCAACGAGGAACATCTGAACCTTGTCTGCCAATTCTCTGTATCTCGCTACCTGATCTGGTGCTACTGCTCCCTTTTCAATGGCTTGCCGAACTCCATGGGGAGAGATGATATCAATCCCGGAAACCTTTGTTCTTGGCAACTTCTTGATGACTTCCCAATCAGGTTCCGTAATTCCATACTGAGAGAGGACGTAACGATAGCGTTCATTTAACTGATTCCACGGTTTCTTTGCCGCATTGACCATGTCCCTAGCCATCATGTAAGCAGCACCTTGCCGCATGAAATTGGTCCACCCGTTCAGCAGGTTCCAGCGGAAGAAGTTATCCGTTGCTCCCGAAACATATTGCGTTGCTGAACGTGCTGGTGCGAACCGAGCGGCTGAAGAGCCAACTGCTCCCTCTAGTCCAAGACCCAAAAGTGTTCCGAACTCCTTGATTTCTTTGTTTCCGAGGGTTTGTAATGCAGTACGGTAGGTATCGTAATATGCACTGAAGATGTTGACCCCGTGGTAACTCCTGGTAAATGCTGTGTAGATTGGATCACTGAATGCACTGAAAACCGCACTACCGAGTTTGGACATCGTCTGCAATGAAGCGATCCCGGTCTCCCATTGGTGCAATGACGGATTTGCAATCTCAAAGGCTTTGCCAGAAACCAGATCAAAATCTGCCTGGACCTTGTTCTTATCGTAGTCCTTCATCTCCACATTCGACATCAGTCTCTTGAAAGCTGCATCTGGATTTGGACCTAATCGGTTAATCAGTTCCAGGTCATCAGAGAGTCTTTCCACTCCGGTTAGAACTGCGGTTACTGGATTTCGGTGTCCGTATTCGTTGTTGTACGCTAACCAGGAGTCTCCGTTTTGAAAGTGCAACTGTCTTGACTGAGAGACCTTGGAAGCCAAGGACATCTGACCTACGTTTGCATCGGTTGGGACCAGTTCATGAACGTGTCGGTCTCCGGAAACGATGTTGTCAAATACTGCTGAAAGGAACTCTAGTCTCTGGTCTGGGTCTCTAACGAATTCACCAGAAGATTTTACAAAGGTTCTGTCAATATCAATCAGTCCCTGAGATTCGTTCTCCGGATCATAAAGTCTGCGAATCCATTTCTGCTTTGCTTGCTCTCTTGTCAGTCCCTTCTTTAGTATTCCTGCTTCAAAACCACCGGAAGCAATTGCTACACTATCGTGGTACTGAGTGGTAACGTGATCAGCTAGCCAACCGATATTGACCCCATTAGCCCGGAGTCCAGTAATCATGTCCCTCTTTTCAGATATAATGGCCTTGGCCATCTTCTGAGCTTGTTCATTGTTCGTTGCTGGTCTACCGAGTTTTGGAGCATCAAAGAGTTCCAGAACCAGATCTCGATGGAAGTTCACATCATCAAAGAGACCTTGGCCGAACGGATACTTCCTGCCAAACAAGGATGGTCTTGCTAAAGCAAATGCTCCTCGGACTCCAAGTGCATGAACCACCCGACCCAGACGTTCTCGTCTTTTGGAAGCCTGTTGTCCTGCAATCGAATCGAGTTCCTGGAATCCAGCCTGACCTCGTTTGAACGTTTGATGTCCTGCGATGTACTGTTTCAGTGCCTTTGCTGCATTCGGATTGTTGACAATCCTTTGATCCAGTTTGGAATTGATAATTGCCTGGGACTTCCGTGCTCTCTTTGCAAAGGACAAAGCCTGTTTCATCTTGTCCGACATCTCTCCTGCTGCCCGTCTCATCTTGACTTCGTATTGGGGATCTCCCTTCAACAAAGCACTCTCTTTCTTCAGACGGGCTACCAGATCCTTGGCAACGTCTTCCGAGACTCCAAACTTCTCATTGACTGCTATGTTCAGACAGGGATCTTTCTTAGCCATTTCGCATTACACAATATGCTAGGTTGCCGTAGTACTCTTCAACCTCTCTCTGAGCTTCTGGGGTAGTCAGGTCTTCTAAACGGACCAGTTCCCGTGCATCTTCTTCTGGCAACAGATTCTGAGTCTCCAGTTCCCGTATTCCGGTATCGAGTTCTTCATCAGATTGTTTCTCA